CTTCAGCTCCACCTACATAGTTGTAGAATTCACGGAAACCAGTTCTTGTTTGGATGTCAGAGAATCTCTCTCCGTACTCACCACGTGCAGAACCTTTACGGAACACTTTAGTACCATTTGCCAAGTACTTGTTGTCAATGTATTTGTAGTTGTCATTGTTTACCAACTGTACAGTATAGATATACCCATCACCTAAAGGCAAGATATCTTCTGCAGTAATATACATCTCAACTCCATTGTATTTGTCATAAGTGATGATATCACCATGTCCAAACTCTCTGCGGTTCAATTTGATACGGAAAGTAGTACCATCCACACCTTTGAAATCATTGCTTGGTTCAATGTCCTCAACAATGTATGGAAGGTCAATAGAAACCGGAGTTTGCCATTTGTACTCTCCACGAGCGTTGTCAACATTGATTACATTTTTGCCACCAAAGCTAGACATTTGGTAAAGCGGCATTTCAACTTTCTGAGCCATAGCCCATAAGTCAACTGGGCCTAAGTCCATAGGCTCAGCATCTTTCAGCATGTTTACCAAGTGGTAAGAATCCACATGGGAACTTGCATTGTAAGCGGTATCTCTGAGGAATATACCATTGTTCATTACTGGAGTTGCCATTATATATTTGTTTTATTTGTTACTAAATTAAAATTTTCTAAAAATATTTCCTGTATTTCTAGATATTGTTCTTTGTGGTTTGTTTCCACTAGGTCTTCTATCTTCCTGCTCATCATCACGGGCAGTTGTAGAAGTTTTTCTAGCTTCTTCTGTTTTTAACATTCTTACTGTTTTTTCAGTGGCTTGTTTACCACCTTGTTCTCTTACTCTTCCTTTGTATCCATCAGGATCTGAAAGTAACCAAAGAGCTTCAGCAATTAAGTCATGTCTTGGTTCTACAAACTGATACTTCTCTAATAAGTGTCCTAACATGTTTGTAGGTTTACCAGAAATTGAAGGATAGTTTGGTTGAACTAATCCAGAATACAACTGACTCTGTGTCTTCTTATCAAGTTTGATACCTCCCAATTCTCCTGTCAATAATGTATTGTACACATTGTCAGTATATTGTTTAGCAGCTTGAGCCTGTTGTTCTTTCTTTTGTTCTTGTTCAGCCAACTGTCTTGCAACAATCTCTTCTTGCATTCTATCCAATCTTGGCTTAAATTGATTAGCTTTTTGCTCTAATCTACCTAAGTCTACCCAGTCTTGAATTTCTGCTTCAATTTCTTCTGGAGTTCCAAATCCAGTTGTATGAAGATATTGTCTTGCAATTTCTGCTTGATCATATTCATTTGTTGGATCTAACTGAATCATTTCTTCCACTTGTGCAAGTGTTCTAAATAATCCTTTTAAGTCTTGTCCACCATCTGCAACATACTTAGCTGCAATCTGAAGTTCTTCTGGAAGAGCATTAAAGAATTCTTTTGGAACATTTTCTTTAACCTTATTCTCTCTCTCTTGGAAGTTAGCCTCAAATAACTCTCTGAAGTCTTTAGTAGTATATTCTTCCAATGACTTATCATCATCAAAAGGTACTAATGATCCTTCTTCAATCATTTTCTGAGCCAATTCAAAAAGACCTGACTTGTCCACTTTAGGACGGCCTTTGTTTCCAGCATCTTCTTCTTGAGCAATTAAGCCATCAAGTTCAGCAATTGTTTCTTCAACTTCTGCTTTCTTTTCTGCTGCTTCCTCTTTTTCTTTAGGGGTAGCAGTAGGGTTGTCAAGGAACGTAGTGTCAATGTTCTCCTTAGAAAACAGTGACTTTGGTTTATCATCTGCTCCACCATCTGCAGGAAGCATAATACTTTCTGCCCCCGGTGTACCAAATAACTCATCAATATTTACATCAATCTGATCTACCGTTGTAGAATCTGTGACCTCTTTTGTAAGATCTTTTGTTTCTTCACTCATGTTTGTTGGTTTTGTTTATACTTTAATATACTAATTAAACTTGACAAATTTAAAAGGAGCTATGTAATTTTTTGTACTATATAGCTAACTGACTTTTCTTTTTATCATCAGTTTTCTTATCAAATCTGTTTTTGTTCTCTCTAGCTATCTGTAACTGCTTTTCAGCTATATCTTTCTGAGCTTGAATCTTATCTTGTTCAATCTGCATCTTCTGTGAACTTCTCATGTTTTCAGCAGATTGTTTCTCTCTTTGAAGATTAGTTTGATCTTGATACTGCTGAGTTTGACGGATCTCTTTCATTGCATCTTGATAGTCAGACATCTGATTCTCATTAACATCTACCGCAGCTCCATAACCAGCAGCTCTAATCTCAGCAACAGTAATATTGTTTTCAAGTTGGGCAGCTTGTTTATCAGCTTCAGCTTGAATCATCATTTGTTTTTGTTTCTCTTGAGAAGCTAATTGCTCTTGTTGCATTTGTTGTTGAGCTTGTTGGTCTTGTTGTTTCTCTTGCTGTTGTCTTTGTTCTGATGCTTTTAATACACTATTAAGTTCAGCAATAGAGTCAGATTGTACAATCTTACCAAGATCATAGATGCTAGCACCTGTAGTATTATTCTGCATAGCCATTTGTTTTAACTGTTCAAGAACAGCTCTATGGTTTGCAGTTGTAGTACAGAATATATTTAAGTCTCTCATCAACAAGTCTGTACCATTAATTTGGAAGTTGACTTTTTCATCAGCTCCTGTAATGTATGTAAGTCTTGCTGATGGTTTTGTTGAGTGATAGAATTGTGCTAAGTCAGTTCTCATCTGATGCACTCTTGGCATTAGATAATCACAGTGTTGTATAAAGAATACTTCTGTCTGTGCATATGAGGCAGAGGCAGCTTGTTCTACTCCGGTAGCAGTCATCTGGGATAGTTGTTGTCCCATTCTCTGTGGATTAACTCCAATTACCTCATAAGCTTGTTGCTTAAAGTAGTTTGCAATATTAATCCTAGACATTAATCTCTCTGTCTGAGATAGATCAAGTTTTTGGAAATGCTGGAAGTTTAATGCATTCTCTGTATTAGTAATAGATGTATCAAGAGGAAGCATTTGGAAATCCTTCATTGCTACATATGCTTTAGCTAAGTTACCTTTCCCCCAGTCTTCTCCTAAAGAGTGTCTAGGAAGAGTGTTCTGGTCTAACATGATAATTGTACCCAACTCATCTACTAATATGTCAGCAATCTGGTTGTTTACTATGTTATATCCAATTTGGAATGGTTTCATTAAGTCTAACAATGCAGTTGACTTAGTATTTCTATCAGAGAATACTGCACCTTCCACTGGAAGTTTACAACCATATAAAGTTGAGTCTCCTTTAAATTGGAATCTTAATGGACCAATATGGTTCTTATCAATACCAATGTAGATAGGAGAGAATCCTCCAGGATTGTTCATACCCCAATAAGAAGGAATGTTTGGTCCAATCTTTACACCACCCCAAGTTTCATTAATCCAAATCCAGTCAATGTGATCTCCAAAAAGAAGATTGTCTTTGCTTTTGTTTTTGAATAACCTAGTATCATAAAGGGCTTTGTTCTCAATCTTGTAATCTTCTGTAACTATTTCATTAGTTACTTCACCATTTTCAGCTACGCTAGTAAGGTGTCCAATTTTTCTTTGTGACTTCCAGTATACTGTAGATACTCTTAATAAGAATGCTGTACCTTGATCATGGTAATCTTCACCTTCCATTAAGATCTCATTGATAATATCTCCTTGGCCAATTACTGTACCTGCCATAGCAGATGTATATTGTCTGTATGCTAATGAAGGCATATTAGTATTCCACTCATGTGATTTAGTTCCATCATAGAATGAACCATCATTCTGCATACCACCAATAGTATATCCAGCTGATCTAATAGGATAAACAGCTTCTAACGCAGCTAATTGTTCTTCAGACATGATATAACCATATCTATCAATAACATCAGATGGAGTCATCATATCTGTTTTACCTACCCAGTTAGACTGAGAGATATATCTTGAGTCTGGAGATTTGTGATAGAATGTAATAGCTGGATTCCAAAGTTCTACTTCATAGTCATCTTCCATCATACGGAAATGCCAGAACTCTCTATCTGTAATAAGCATGTCACGGAAACCTCTTTCCTCTAGCTCATCCATTTTAAATCTTTCTACATCCACCTTGTGTTGGTGAGAAGCCCATTGTTCTACCATAGAACGGTAATCCTTTTTAAAGAATTGCTCAATCTCTGGTAAAGTCTTAAGCTTTTCTGGAGCCAGTTCTTGTTGTGCTTCTTCCGAACTTGGGTCTAATCCTTGTTCTAGTAATGCGGCAGTAAGTTTAATTTGTGCATCAGATAATAAAGTCTCCTCTACCATAGCTCTTTTTTGCTCCATCATCTCATTGTATGAGTACTCATCTACAGCACGGTAAGTAAGTTTAGTTGATCTTTTAGCAAATTCAGCTACTAGAACATTAATAACATTGGGGATAATTGGATAGAACTTTAACTCTAGAGCAGATTGATCTTCTTTAGTTAAGATCTCTACAATATCTCTATAATCATTATCTTCTTCTACAATATAATCAGACTTATCAATGATACCCTTAGCAAGTTTATAATTCTTCATTAACCTGCGGGCATTTCTGCGGATTTGTTTTAGCCCCTGCCATTCAATCCAGTCTAGGTTCCAGGCTGCCCATTGCTCATCTTTTTCCTTTTTGGGAATAAACTGTAATGGTTGTGTGATTGAAGCCATTCTGTTGTATTCAGTCTTAGCTCCATTCTTAGCCTGCATTGCATTTATAACTTGCATATTCCTTTACTTTAAATTTTTAAATGGGGATCTCTTAAACTTTTGACCATTTGCTAGTTGACCTCTCCCCATGTGTCTAAACGGACTCTTATTTAATTTAAACAAATTTTCTGACTTTTGCAAGTTTTTGGCAGCATCATCCATGATGACTCTCTTAGCATAACCCCTGTTAGATTGTTGGATTCGCATAAATGCAACCAATGCACAGAAAGCTACTAACCTATCCACATTGACTCCTGCTGCATATTCTCTCATCTCAACTAATAACATAGGATCAGGTATTCTTTCAATGCCATATTTTGTTCTTACAATAGTCCCATCTGCTTTTGTTTCAACATCTAATTCTTCTTTGGTATACTCAATTGCATAGTTTAGCAAGTGAGCTTTAAATAGTGTACCTGTATTTTTCCAACCATACTCTTGGAATACATTGGTATTTGAACCTAAGTCTTTTAAGAACATGATCTGACTTTTAGGTACCAGATATTTCTGTTTTTTCCTAGAGATCATATACTGAATAAATAGTGAGATGTTATTCTCAATCAGTGTCCAAGCATTATACCATTCTATGATCAACTCTAATCTTTGGTGAGTTTTATTAAGGTCATCAAACCTACCACACCAAGCAGCCACAATCTTATCTGGTTCTATGTAAGTTTCTGTTTCTGTTCCTGTTACCTTAGTAACTTCTACAGGAGCTTTCATAATATAAATAGAACATAATGATTCTGATGTAGTTGTCTTACCCTCTGACACGGGGTCAATAGAAGCATAGTACTGTCCAAAAGTTGGATCTTTTATCGGTCTTTCCCACACTACCAAACAACCAGTTTTATCTTCAGTCTTTTTAGTAATTGGAAATTCCTTGATTGGTTGTTTATTAGAAGTCTTGACAATAGGTTTTCCATTCTCATCTGTCATAATATCTAAAAACTCATAGGCATATTCTTTCTCTTCAATTCTTTTTGTTTGAGCGGCTACAAGATGTGGTGGAAAGACAGATACAGATCTGTGAGCAAAGGCTTCTTCAATATTTCTTGGATGCTGAGATATCCTTAACTGGTAGTCTTCTGGTGATAGTTCTTTTTTCCATTTCTCAAACTGCTCATTTAAAGCTTTTAATCCTTCTTCTACAAGTGAATTACCATACTTATCAATGTGAGGTGGCATAGACCATTGTTCCGGAATAAATAAACCTGACAAGCCTATAGTACCTTTTGCATCTAGTAAGTTTGTTTCTACAGCATAAATATCTTTAGCTGTAGGATTAAGAATCATGTCTCTCAATGGATTACACTGAGATAAATCCCCTACAGATCCTGCAGCAATAAACATTCCTGTAGTAATCATACCTGATCTCATGGCCGGACGCATATACTCATATGTCTGATCCATTTTAGGAGCAATTCCTGCTTCTTCATGGAAGAAGTATTTTACCGGACCCCCTACACCATTTGTAGGATCTTTCTCAAATGACATGCCCTGCATGGTACCCTTTAGACCCACTTCTGTTTTTCTGTCACCTTTTCTTACTTCAATCTTTTGCTGCCACATTAAGACTTTGTCTGGAGACATTGGACGATACCATGCAGTGTGCTCATTCAAGAATGCAGCATATTCCGACATGAACTTCCATGAACCTTTCTCATTGATATAATCTTTGAGACTGGCACCCATCTTTAAAGTTACACCGGCTTCAAACCAAAGCTGATTAAGTAGTTTAGAGATGTGGAAGTAAGAAGATGCTATCTGACGTTTCTTCAAGATAGCTGCATGTTTATAGTTAAGCTCAGCAAGTAACTCATATAGAGCCATATGATACTGAGCATCTCTAATTTTTGCAAAGTCAAATTTCTGTTGTTCTTTATCAAAGATTGGTAAGAAATTTAACCACATGTAGTAATCTCTGGTTAGATACCATTTCTTATCACCATTGATATAGAATACACCTTTTCTACATTTGGTCTTTTGGTCATCCCAATAGTTAACAAAGTCCTTTGATCTAAAAGGAGCAATACAGTATACATTCTGATCTCTGAACTTAACAGCTTCTATATTAAACTGATAGCTTGTTTCATCAAATGCATACTTTCCAGGTTCAGAGAATATATTTGCTATGGCTCCAGAAAATGCTTCTCTAGAGTCAAAAGATACTGTAGTCCATGTGCCGTTATCCCAACAGGGAATGTCTTGATAAATCTCACTCATAATTATTGATCATAAGCCATACCAATTCCACCACGCACTTTGCTAGATTGTTCTTCCTGAAGATCTTTGTAAACCCCCTTGAATGATGCTCTAATCTGGTCAAAGTTTTTAGCTGCAGCAACTAGTGAATTAATATTCCCATCTCTTCCTGCTGTAATCTGTGAAGTCTCCATATATCTAGCTAATCTATCTAACATAGATGCCATACCTTTATATGCTCTAGATGTAGGAGTCTCATACATTCTTTTACAAAATTCTAAAGCAACATATACATCATCATCTTCTGGAGAGAACTCAGCTTCTATTTCTTTTAGAATCATGTGTTCTTTATCTATGTCCGGAGTATTGAAGAACGGATTCATATCAGGATTAGGACAGGTCATGTAGAACAAGTACAAATAAATCTTGAGGTGATCTTCTGGATAATTGTCCATAATATCTTTAAGTGCTTTTAGAGTATAGCAATGTTCTGTTGGAACTACTATACCATTCTGCACATCAAATAGTCTTGCTATCATTTCTTTTTAACTTTATGTTTGTTGTCATGTAAGTAATGAACTATGCTGATCACTTCATCTACTAAATAGGGTACTGCGATAGGGATGACTTCTTTTACAATGGGGTTACCCTCAGCATCTAACTGAGTAATAGGATAACCATATTCATCTTCCCCTGCTTGTTCAAACACCACATGATGAATAAATATTCTACCAGGTTTTAACTTAGGATTATGCTTAAGTATAATATACATATAAATACTAAGCTGTAAAGC